TGACTTGGCTCCAAAATCGCTGATAGCGGTTGCCCACTCTTCAGCAGTCTTTTCTGCCTGCGCCTCCTGCGAAGCTTCCTCACGGCGTACTTCTTGGATTAGTTCAGACTTTAGGGTACTGAACTCCTCCTTAATGCCAGCCTTGTAAAGCCCATAGGCTTCACGAGAGGCCTCATTATCGCCATACAGTTCGGCCCACTTTTTAGGTAAGTCGCCTGTAAAAACAACTGGCTCTGGCGTTGTTTCGCGCTGCTGTTTAAGCAACGCTAACTCAGTCTCGGCCTTAACCGCCCTATCATGCACTGTCTCAAAACGCGAATAGGGTACGCGGGCAGTATCTTCTACAACGGTGGTTTCCTCAACCTTAGCCTCCGAGGTGGGCTCAACTACCTGCGCGACGGTCTCCGCTGCAATCTCCTCTTCATCAGAGTCGGGTACAGTGGCTGCGTCTAAATTCAAACGGGCCTTTTCAGGGTCCATATTTATATACGGGATTGCTTTGGTTTTAGTGGGGGAGCAGTCCGAGCGAACCCCAATAGTTATTAACTACCGTCAGTATTGCGGTAATTAAATTAAATGGTGGGGGGATTAAGAATTATCCCTGCCTGAAAAACCGCTACGACTTTCGGAGGTAGACTTTACGTCCTTGCCGACATTTTTACCGCGCCAATGTCCTGGTGAAAGCCAGCTACCCTCCTTTTCATGTATAGGGTACTTTTTGGTCTTTTTAGCCATCTTCTTGGCAAAGTTCCAGGTCTTTTTACTAGAGGCATCCATACTATTTAGCCTTAAAAGGACGTCCACGCTTGGGCTTGTCCTCCAATACCTCTTTTAATTCCTCTGGGGTGACCTCCTTGGGGGCCACAAATGAGCATTTGCTTTTATGTATACGGAGCGTTGCTGGTGCTCCAAAATCTAAACCACATTCGCAGATGTTTGACATATTATTTGCAACATTTTTTAACCATTTTCTTTGCTTTCTTGCGTGTGTCACCAAAAAGTTCCGCGTGTTTATTGCGAGTCCTCATGTGTGTTTGCGCATTTACCGCTTCTCTATATCCGTCTTTCATACAGTTCCTTTTTGTTTAATTTCACTTCCAACCTTTTCATGTAGTAAGAATTTGCGCGGCTTACTAGACATCTTTTTTGCCATCTTGGTCGCCTTCTTTTTTAAATCTAGAACCTTTGCCATACGTAAAATGTATTATACCAAGCGTTACTTTAAAGGGGGATTACTTTATGGGGACAGCGTTTAGAAGCTCTTTTGACTGCGCCTCGACTGGCGGCTGCACCGCATTACTTTGTTCAGGTGTTGCGTTCTGTCCGTCAGGTAGCGGGTTGACAGGGGTGCCACCAGGAATTGCAGCGGCCTGCATTTGTTGCCCAGGTGTGACCTGGAAATTTGGCAGGTACTGCGCAATGGCAGACATGTCGCCCTTTTGTATTTGCTGCCACAAGATAAGTTGCTTGGTGCGTTCCATTGGGTCTGGGTCTTCAAGACGTGTATACAAAGCAATGGGGTCAATGGCACCAGCCGACCAAAGGTCAATAGCCTCGTTGCGCTTGGTCAACGGGTCTTTAGGTATAAGCGAACCCTCCTTGACCGTAACCACAACGCCTTTTATGAAGCGTGAGTTTTTGAGGGCAATCATTTCCTGGCCCTGCTGTATACCAACTGTGGAGAAATAATGTTCGTCGTCGTAATGCACGTACATCATCTGCACCATCCAGTTATAAGTACTGTCAGCCACCTGTTCAATGTACTCTGTTATGCCACCACCAATGCGGGATGAATCTTGCTGATTCGCCATGATTTTGCCCCTGACACTGTCCTCTTTTTGCAGTCCTTGAGCAGTAGAACCTGTAATACCAAATATACCCTCTAGCTCGCTGCGTGCGTCTTGCAACACACCCCACACGTCGCTTGCAATGTTTGGTGCGCTGTCAAAAGACACAGCGGAACGCACATCACCCATAACACGGATAGCAGCACCTTTACGCTTCGCAGACGCGGCCTCAGCAGCCTGGGCCTGGTCCATAAGACGTCCGTCGACAACAATGCCGTTGTTTTGGGAGTCGACGTTACGGTCGAGCTGCTTGTAGCGTTTATTTACCTGGTCTTGCAGGGTGATGTTTTGAAGGATAAGTGACGTGTCGTCGTGTGGCTGGATGCCAGTTTTAAATACACCAAGGAATACGTATGGAGCCATTGGTAGGGCAAAGTGGTTGCGGCCCTGTACAGGCTCTTTAATTTCCTCGCCTGTCTCAGCGTCAATGCGACTAACCTCTGCATCCCAGTTCCAGTGTGCGTTTTTGCGCTTGGCCAATACCAGGTTATCTAGTGTGTAGAAAGTATCTGTGCCACGGTACCACCATTTAATTATCTCTAGCTTGGTGCCTTTTTTATCCATTGCCTTTTTGGTAATAGCGGCCTTTTTACTAGGGAACATTGTCTCTAGGCGTGACGCTGCAACTGGGACACGCTCACCAATCCAGTCACCCGTAAAGTAACCAGACTCGTCAATGTGCCCATTAGGGTCAAGTAGTAAACGCTTTGGGTGTACCGATATAATGTCAATCTCGTCTTTAATGTAGTCGTAGTCAATACGCAGAACACCAATACGGTTAATGGCCCAATTGCGGGTTGCCGACTTTAGCTTCATGCGGAGCTTTAATTTGTCGGCCAAGTGAACCAGGGCATTTTTAACATCCTTCGCCAACGACTGACCTTCTGGGCTGTCATCACCCGACACCAGCGGGTCTGGATTAGCGCGGGTAGCGATAGGGAGGAAGGTTTCAAGCGATGAAAAGATACGGTTATCCACAATGCGCACACCCTCAAGGTCATCAAGTGCGTCAGTTTTGTGCTTACCAATCCAATAGGAAAACGCAGTGTCCTGTGTGGACTCAATGTCGGCGTAGTAGGACTGGTACAGCTTTTTCCAATTACTTACAAGCTCGGAAACCTTTTCCTCGCTATATGTTGACTCGTATTCATCTGCGGCAGTGACACTTTGGTCTCCACTAGTTGGAGTTTTATTTAATCCCTGAAAGAGTTGGTACGCACCCTTTATAGCTCCGAAAATGCCCGATGATGACGCATTACTGTCAGTGAGTTGTGCCATGTATTTAAATTGTCGCTTTGTTCCTGGGCTTTTCTAGGGGGATTGTCACATTATTTTGGGGAAGAAGGCTCGGTGGTCTAACTGCTCGGTGTAACCTGGTGTACCAAAACTCGCGGCAGACGGCATGACAATTTGTGACATTTGGTCCATAAAGCGTGACATACCTATACGCCAGTAGACTGTAGCGAATGGGAAGTCACACGGAACCGACGACTTGGCCCAATGGAACTTCATAACGCCCAGGGCATTTTCCTCTTGGGTACGGTATAGGCGTGTCCAGTGCAGCCAGTAGTCATACCAGTCGGCCTCCTTGCCCCACAGGGGTATGCGACGCTCTGAAAACTCATCCACCACAAGCTGTATAAGCCTGTCCCTGTCCACAACCACACTGCCGTCCTCGTCGTTCCATTTTATAAGCTCGTCGTTGTTGCGGTTGCCCACAAAGTAGCAAAGGAACACACGGTTGGGATACTTTTCACGTAGCTTACGCGGCCCGATAATGTCGCCGCCTTGGTCAATAATCATTATGGCCTTGGGGTATTTAATCAGCAGGCTTTCAAGCACGGAATAGTCTTTGCATGTGTCATAGAAGTACAGGCCGTACTTATTACCAATGGTGTACCAAATAGTTTCCCCAGTATCCACACCAATAATAGGCCGAGCATCCTGTGGATTGGTGTCGTCCACCAGGTTCTGCATGAGCTGGGCCTGGGTAAGCACGTTGCCGCGCCCTACATATGGTTGACCAAGCACGAAGTTGGTGAATTGGTCTTCCGTCATCTCTGCCTTCTTTTTGACCACATCCTTGGCCGTTACCCACGGGGCAATTAGCAAAGGTATCCAATAGCCCGACACATCTTTGTCCCTGAACTTACGCACCCACCTACCCTTGGCACGGTTTAGCTCCTTGCCGCATTTAAGGCACGCAAAGATGTCGCCCTGGATATTATCCATTGTGATGTAATCCTCGTTGCCGCACCCACACTTAATAAACCAGTGCTTTTGGTCTGACTTCTGGAACCATTGGTCTACGCCCACACCAGGCGCACTAGGGTTGCTGAAATACCACTTCCACCCGAACTTACTGTGCTGCAAGCGTGTTTGGTACTGCTGGACTATTTCTTGCTTGCTACGGTCGGTTTCGTCGCTGATATATAGGTCAGCTGGAATGGCAAGTGCTGCGCGTTCGGTCCAAGTGCCGCGAAAATAAATAACATTGTTTCCCACTCGCTTTTGCTCAATGGAATCTTTATCAGCAGTCCACTCTTGGAGTATTGGATTGTTTGCGATAAGTCGGTTAGTTTTGCCGCTAACAAACTCTCGAACGTCGTTGGCAGTTGGTAGTGAATAAATAATGTCCATTCCTTTGTTTTTGGCGAGCCACAGAGCTTTAATGTTGGCCGTGGTACTAAAGCCGATTTGCGCCGCTTTGAGTATCGCTTGTTCGGGCGTGAGGTCTTCATATATTTGCCAAAGAAATGGGTGTTGCTTGAAGTCTAATGTGTGCCCCTGGTCATTGGTAATCTTGTAAAACTCGTTAAATAGGTGGATGTTTAGCTCTGCCAACCGTTGTGCGGTGGGGACTGACATATCATGCTACCGACATTTTGTCGGGGTGATACTTGTAATAAAGGTTTGTATTTGCCTGCAATACGTCACGCCTAAAGAACTGGGTGTATGCCCTATTGTCCATGCGGCCCGAAGCGTCCTTACGGAACACCTGCGAGGCTTTACATAAGGTACACACAGCAACCATTGCGTCGTTGTTGTCGTAGATGACTAGGGGGTTATGCGCTTCACGTTTGTTATCACAGGTCATTTTTCAATTACGGCACATACGCCGTCACTGCTCTCGGACACAAAGAAGTAGTCCTGCTTTTCATAGGTAACTGTGTCAATGGCCCAAGCCTTTACCAACACGGTATCCCCAACTTTTACACTCGTTACGCCATCTCCAATGGCTTCAACTATGGCTACTTCGCGAATGGTCTTTTTTGTGGACACGTCAAGGTCGCCAATCTTCTGTATGTTTTGCATCCCTAAATATATCTTGCCCTTTGCTGGTTTGATGGTCATATATCTTCGTCTAGTGTTTTTAAAGCTCCACACTTGCACTGGGAAATGGTGTGCTTGGTGCCGTGTTGTGGGTCGGGCACGTCGCTGTATGGCTCGTGTAGCGCGGTAAAGCCCTCGGACACCACAGACCACTCGTGATAGTGCTTACCGTCTACCCTATTGTGCATTTCCTCCGCCATTTGATTTAGGCACGTCAATCACCGCCGCGTGGGTAGTGATAAACTGCGCCGCATTAAGCAGTGCATTAGTAACAGCAGTTCGCTCGACCTTTGCAGGGTCTACAATCCCTGACGCAAACATATCGCATGTAACGTCATCCTTGGCGTTGTAGCCCTGGTTGTCCTGTAGTTGGCGTACAACCTCGGCATATTCCTTGCCCGCGTTTTCGCATATCTGTTTAAGGGGTGAGCACAAAGCCTTTTTGAGTACTTCCTCACCTACCGTCTTAGGCTCCATTTCCTGGGCAATGCGCCATAGACACATGCCACCACCTTCCACGATGCCCTCTTCCAATGCGGCTTGTGTGGCGTGAACTGCGTCGTCAGCCTTGTCAAGCAGGTAAGTCATATCAACCGTCGAGTATGACCCTATACGTAGCACGGCGATGCCTTTTCGTAGCTTTGCGGCCCTATCGCGACTGCGGTCGGCTTCCCATTTGTTTGGATTCATGTCGGCCAGTGCGGAAAGACGGTCGGCCTGCTCCTTTGCCTTGTTGTTTTTGGACAGGAACACGGTCTTTTTCTCGCTACTAATGACCTTTGCCTGACCCATGTGCTCTTTAACGTCGAAGTTATCAAAGCTAATGCCCGTATTGTCCGCTACAAGCGTTGCACCAACGGAGGCTGCAATATCTTCCAACAACGGCCCTGTCGCACGTATGGCAAGGATTTGAAGGCGACCAAGCTGCTTATTTATGGCAAACAGACCAAGTATCTCTTGCTCAATCTCCTCTGCAACGATGACAATTTGGTTTATTTTGTTGGCTTGCAAGTCCTCAAAGAGCTTTGCGATGTCCCCTACTGCACCAATCTTCTTGGCCGAGCAGAACACAGGTGCATTGTCAAACTCTGCTGTAAGGCGTTCACGGTTGTTTATGAACACAGGGCTAAGGTAGCCCACGTTGGCCTCGTAGCCGTCCACAACCTCATAACTAATCTCAGGCTCGTAGTTTTCCTCAACACGGATAGTGCCTGTAGCACCAACCTTTTCCACAAGCTCTGCGATGTTGGTAGCCAACACGTCGTCCTCGGCTGAGATAAGGGCAACCTGCTTAATATCTTTAAGCGGCCTAGATACCTGCACAATAGCCTTAATAACACCTGGCAGTGCGGCTTTAAGCGACTGTGCCACGGCCATTTTGTTCTCGGGACGCTTTAGGGACTCTTTTACAATTTCACGCACCAAAAGGGATGCAGTACTAGAGCCATCACCAGCAGCGTCTACCTGCTGTGCAGCGGTGTTTTTAACCAGCCATGCGCCAAGGTTTTCGTGCCTGTCCTCAAGGTCAATAGCGTCAGCAATAGTCTTGCCGTCGTTTGTAATGCGTGGCGGCACAGTGTCCAAAAATACATTTAAACCCTTTGGCCCCAGGGTGCCCCCTACGGCGTCAGCGACTTTATTCACACCGACTAAAAGTTTTCCTATTGGGTCAAGTGATACGTCTTTAGACATGGTTTAAAGTTCCAGGCGGCTAATGATGCTTATAAGCTCTGATGTTGAAAACGTAATGGACTGTCGTTGACGTCGTATTTCGGATGGCACAGCGGATAGTTGCTCCTCTGGTGTACCGTCCCCTGCCGCCTTTGGTTGGGGGCGCAAAATAGGGTCAAGTTTTGCGTGTAGTTGAGCAACAACCGCCGAAAGTTCCGAGGCAGTCTTGCCCAGGGAACTGAGCTCACGCTCTATAATGTCCTCGTCCATCATGTTCAAAGGGAACACCATGGGGCTAACCTTACTAAGTTCATTGGTACCAGCGTAAATAGGTGTTGGACTGTTTTGATAAGTTGCTTCTTTTGAACCGTAAAAATCACTCATGATATTATTTCGTCTATGCCCGCATCGGGCTTGGCTTTTAAAATCTCCTCTACCCTACTTGGATAAACTATCACCGCTTTGTCTTGCTGCTTTTCGTCGTAACCATTTAAAACGTAATTCCCCAGTGGCGAGCGTGGATGTATTGCACTCCAGGCCCAAAGGTTTTTAAGTCTTTGTATCACATTTATGTATGTTATCCCCGCTGGTAATTCCATTTACCCAGGGCTGATTTGGCCAAGGGTACTTTTGACTGTTTCCCCCACCACGACCACAATGAGTGCAATAACCACAACTTGGACAGCCCCCATGAGTGCCCGACGGTATATTTGGTGCGTAGTACATTTTATGTCTTTTTATCTTTTAAAATAATTGCGGCAGCGGCAGCTATATCAGCGTCAAGCTCTACGTTGGCAGTTACGTTTAAATTAGCGTTGACACGCTTTTCAGGGGCGTAGGAGCCTTTAATTTTGTAGGCCATGTCAATTGCGTCCTTGCGTGCCTTGTTGTCGGCAGAAAAGAACCACACATGGGTTTGAGTCTCACTGTGCATGAACCTTTTAGGCGTGCAGTTGTTTTCTTTAAGCAAATCCGTAATGTCCTCGTCCATCATGTTCAAAGGGAACACCATATGGTCAATGTCGCTTGCATTAAGCAATTCCAAGTGTCTAGCGGCCAATAGGTCATCAGGAAGGGCGTCTTGTATGGCATTTATGATTGCAGGCTTTTGTAGGTTTTCAACGGCAATGGCATTTGCAGTGCGATAGTCGTCAGTGTCGTAATTATTTAAAGCAGCAGCGACACCTGTCTTGCCCTCAACCGTATCCTTTACAAAGCCTTTTTGCTTTCTTGTGAGTCGTTTTTTAGTGGGAGCAGTTACCATAAAATAAGTATACATGTGTGACAATCCCCCTCGTGTGGATAACTAAAATAGTGACTTTTTACCTGTCTCCTCCCCTGCCTTGAGGCTGTACCAAAAGAAGGCCGAGAAGCTCTTAGCGTCTTTGCACACCCGTAAGAAGTAATACAAATCCTGGACGTTGAGGTGAGACAGCTTGACTGCCACTGCTGCTGGGCTTAGTTTCTTGTATTTAACACCGTCCCGCTCTGCATTCAACCGTTCGACAAACTGCCGTACAACGTCCTGACGCTCGTTTGTAATCTTATCCTTTTCTGTGGGTATCCGCTGCTTATAGTTGGGGATAACCCTAGAAACTTCCTTTAAAGTACCATCTGGTTGCCTGATTTGCATATAAATGTCGATTTTATGGCTTAACAGAAGATCTCTCTATCCTGATCTAGACTATCCTAGACTCGGTTTACCAAAGTTGAATCTACTAAGTAATTAGCCATATTTTTAGTCCTTGCTGCGTAAGGCTCTATAAATGTGCCTTCCTTTGGTTGGGTCAAGGGTGTAAGAACTGTTCATTTTTACCCTAAGAAGTGTCTTTTCCTCCAAATGGAGCGTTTCCTTGTATCGGTCGGGACGTATTTGGTTATTTATGCGCCAGTGCTTTATTACAATTACCCCGCTTTCAAAACTAATCACAAATCCTTTAGCTATCAGAATCTTAAAATCATCCTCAGGAGTACCCATTCCACGCATAATGGATTTTGGGTTGCCTAAAAATCCGTCATCGTCTGCGTGCATACCCATATTAAAATACAAAGCCTGTGCTCCGTGGGACATTGACAAGAAGGCGTCCGATTGCACAATTTGCGTACTAAACATCCGCCTTTGGGCCATAACATAATCCTAGCACCAATTCCAGAGCGTCGGCATGGTAGATTGGGGATAAATGGCGTATAAAGACATTGAAAAACAACGTGAATTTCAAAGGCTCAGGCAAAGAAAAACCAGGGCAGATTACTTACGCGGGAAGACTTGCGCCAAATGCCCAACATCTACAGGATTGCAGATAGACCACATTAAAAGAGAGGATAAGGTAACTCACGCAATTTGGTCATGGAGTAAGGCAAGGAGGGACGAGGAGCTAAAAAAGTGCCAGATTTTATGCACTCCGTGCCATAAAAAGAAAACTAAGTCTGAAATAGGAACTACGGAACACGGGGATTTCACGGCGACCGTGTACAGAAATGGGTGCCGATGCCAATTATGTCGTTATTCCCATGCAATGAAAATGCATAGGTATCGCTCCGTGGTAAGGTAGATACACGGGGCTGACTTAGGAGTATCTGTAAAATGACCCCTTTGCAGATAAACGAGAGTGCAATTCTCTCCAGCTCCACCTATGAACTATAAAAACAACACCATGACAGTGTAGCTTCGGTTTAATAAGAACCCGAAGCGCACTTTGTCATGAACAGGGCGTATCGTAGATATTTGGCAGAAAAGTTCTCACGGAAGCGTTGGGAGCAAATGCAGCCGTCGTTTAGGTGGACAGGTGGTACGGCATCCACGTACTACATCCCCACACCAATAGGGGTTTACCGTAAGAAACGGGCTTACACCAGGCGCGGTTGCTGCCGTAAGTGTGACCGATTGTATAAAGAGTTCCGTAAGCAACGGGAAAATAAAGCATGGCGTGCGGAATACGGTGCTATGATTTTGGAATATGGGCAAGGACTTTAGTAAAGCGGCACAGGTCAGAGTATTCAAAGTCACACCAATTAAAACAGTTACCGCCGACGGGAAGTTCTCCGTATGGATACGTCACCGCGACCCTATGTGCCGCCGATGCCGAATAGTACCCAGCTCAGATTGCAGCCACTACTGGAAGCGCGGTGACTCGGGTACACGCTTTGACCCCAAAAACTGCGTGGGGCTTTGTCGTGACTGCCATACCATTTGGGAGCGACAAAAGAACAACGAGTACAAAGCCTTTATGATTGAGTGGCTGGGCAAGGAAGAGTACGACGCTTTGGAAACCAGGGCACGCTCGTTTAAAAACAGAACCGAGGCCGTCCTAGAGTTCATGGCGTGGCACAAACTTATCCCCAGTACGTAATTTACCAACGGCTTGCCCTGTGCTACATTTTTGGAATGGGAAAGGGGCTTCCACATTACGATTGGGCCGAGAAAGATTGGCTGCTAAACCTGAAGATGAACGGCCCTGAACCTTTTAAGATAGTGTACGTGGTCAAGAAAGGTAAAAAGAAGAGTATAGTCGAGAACCGTAACGATTTAATTAAAAAACACAGCCAGTTCGCATGACAAATGAGACATTTATCCCAGTCAAAGCAGTATCAGGAGCAGGCAGTATGTCCACCCGCTTTAAGCACGAGGTGAAGCTAAACTACCTACCCGAAAAGAGCTTTAAAGAGCTGCTACATGGTGACGTACACGCAGACGTTGAATTCCATTTTATAAACTACTCTACGGGGGATATAGATAATCTACTCAAAAGCACATTTGACGTTTTAAAGGGCTCCGTAATACACGACGACAATCAAATTAAATCAGTACAGGCCACAGTAAAAGAAAAGTCATCCCGCCAGGGTATTAAAATACGCCTCACACCCCTTTCACTTGCCGAGGCAACCAAGGTTGATACCGTCGAGGCCACAGCGACACTGGTTACTAAAAAGCCCAAGCGCAGAAAGAAACGAAAGGTTACAAAGCGGTGGTGGAGGCTATGGTAGACATGAACCCTAATCAAAATACAAGGGAAAAAGGAATCGAGGTGGTATTAAAGGGACTCCACACACAAGGTGCAGTAATGCTATTTCCTTACAGCACTGAACAGGGGCACTGGTATGCGAAAATAAACATATCAGAATTGGCCAATTTAGTTAGATTTGAAAGGCGTCCATGAACACCCTACAGATTAAAATAATGAAGGTTCTGTATACATTTTACGACTCCGAACGGGTTGGGTTCTATGACCATTTTATAGAGGACACGCACTTTAATAAAAAGCAGCTACAGGCGGCAATTAAAGAACTCCGAGCAATGGGGTACGTGCATTGGGTGCGCGGCCTTGTATGCGAAGATAGGACAGGCTACTTTGGTAGTGGCTTTGTATTGACATCCGAGGGTGCAGCAGCTATCCGACCACATATACCAGAGTATGAACGTTGACCAATTCCACCTACTCGCAAAGGGTGATTGGGTGCGCGGCAAAAGTGGAACAATGCGTCAGATATTGGAAACAAGTCGCGAGTACAATAG